TATACATGAAGCTGTTTTGCTTTAGCGGCTTCAATCAAAGCATTCTTGCATTTCCTATAATCGAAAGACATAACACATTCTGTGTGTCCTTTTTTAATAGCAGTTAAGCACGTTTTGCAGTTGGGGCAACGCATTTTGAATTGACTTTAAAGGGTGTTTAAGTTGACTTAGGAATATTTCGTATTCATTTTTTTGGTGAAATCGTAGTATTCCTCATCCGACTTTTTAAGAAGGTCCTCGTACCTGCACGCTTTCATATTATTATTGAAAGCTCTGATGATGTGACGATCCATTTTCTTTTCGTGTATTCTTACCCTTCTTTTTAGTATCCACGCCCTAAACTTCTCACATAACGTAAGCTTTTTCATCACATAATCTTGTATGTGCATCTTACTACCTATGATAATATTACATTTTAAATCTAACAATGGCTACTTCTGACTTAGGCACAATTAAAATGTATGTTTATAATAAAAAAATGAACGTCGCACTCGAAGCTGTACTTCGATCATTCGCGCTGTTCCTGGGTGTATTTTTCACCGTGACGTGGGGACGAAAGAGTAAACCTGCGTGGGACGCGGCGATGATTGTATCGGCCATATTGGTCGCACTCCTATTGGCTTTCACGCGAGTCATAGTTTAGAAAGGTATTTACTCCCAACCTTTGACATGAAACGATGCTTCTCTTCGCGACTGTCGAATACGATTTTAAATCCATTGCCATAATACGGTTTAGGCGGGGGTTTGTAGTATTCTTCCAATTCATCATATGATTCATCACAGACGTAATCCGGATCTGGGTTTCTTGTTCGTCTGTACCTCATTGTTCTTACTATCAATTAGACGCATGACTTTATATTGATTTAAAGATGTAGGGCTATACATGTTTAAATGAAGCGAGTCATCATAGCACTTCCAGGCGACAGGTTTTCGGGTGCATTTTTGCGAAACTGGTCAAATGCCCTCCTTTACCTCCAAAATAAGGGATACACGGTCATGATGGTTAACGACTACAGTAGTTTTGTCCCGTTTTCAAGAATGAAAACGCTCGGACTAGACACGCTCAGGGGTGTGAACCAAAAACCGTTTAATGATGAACTTTACTACGATGTATGGGTCACAATCGATAGCGATGTGATTTTCATACCCGAACAACTTGAACAATTAATCGAAGATACGGATAAACACCCGATTGTATCTGGTATTTACAGAATGCTCGACATGAAACACTACGCCGCGGTGAAAACGTGGAATGCCGACTATTTCAAAAAGCATGGATCGTTTAAATTCTTGCGTTTGGAAGATTTAGAAGGTGCGCCTAATTACATGAAAGTGGCATATAACGGCATGGGATTCATGGCCATAAAGAGAGAAGTCCTCGAAAAGATGAAATACCCATACTTTCACAGGGAACTCCAAGTCTTTGAAATGGAGGATGGCACGGTCATAAACGAAATGTGCTCAGAAGATGTATCGTTCTGTAAAAACGCCAAAGATGTTGGTTACGATGTGATCATAAACACAGAACTAAAAGTAGGACATCTGAAGGAACTCGTGATTTAAAACCTAATTCTCACGGGTGGGTATGGTACATCCTCAAACGTCTCAATTGTCGCTGTATTTGAAGACGCACCCACGAGATTCTCGAGGAATGTACGAGTGTTCGATACGGGCACGGACACGTCCTCAAACCTCTCCATTCTTGAACGAATTAAGTCACGTTTCATTTGCATAATTTCTTTACGGAGCGTTTCATTTTGCCCCATTAATATGAGATAATCGTTTGTGAGGTTAAGTATGTAATTGTCTCGCACGGTATCACCAGAGGCATACAGGCGCTTGAGATTATCACATATTTCGAGGTACACGCTTTCTGGGAGGTCGGTCTTATATTCATCTACGAGGGACATGATAGCTCTGATAGGATCCATTTTTAGTTATTACATATAAATCTTTTATTCTCCTTCATTTTCCAACATAATGCGCAATCGTTCTTCTATACTCTGTCCATTCTCCAGGCAAATCTCGAAATCCGCGTCGGCTGTACCCGGATCAAATATGTCCCCGTGATTCTCACACAATTGACACACGGTACCTTCCTTCGGTGGTTCGCCTATCGGGTGATTGTGTACGGGTACTTCCTTCTTCTTCTTCTTTGCACTCTTTTTAACTCTCGGCTTTTTCTTTTGTGTAGATGGGTCGGCACTGGATGTAGACGCTTGCTGAGGAGGTGGTGGTTTATCATGTTTTTCACACACCGTCTTTCCAATCTTTGCCTTGCATTTACATCTCAGTCCACTGGATGCGGCGATGGCGGTACATTGCGTTCTCGGTGTAGGTGGAGGTTTAGTATTGCAACGCTTCTTTGGTTTGATCTCTTCACGGATAGATTTAACTTCATCGTGGAGTTGCTTGTTCTCGACGCGAAGTGTTTTCACTTCTTCGAGGAGAGACTTAACGAGATCGGTGAGGTATAAGATGTCGGCCATTTTGAGTGACTTATTTTACAATACCACTCACACCGACTTAGGAATTATTTTCTAAGGAATTTTAATGATCGAACGACCAATCTCACTCGTTCTCATTGAAGCTGTACTCATAGGTTTATTAACCCTCGCTATATACACGGGCGTGTCTAAAGTTGTCAAAGATACACGGGCGCTCATATTGACGGGAGCACTCGTCCACCTGTTTTTTGAATATTCTCCGATGGGAAATTTAAATGAACGGTATTGTAAATATTTATTAAAAGCCTAATATCGCGCTGAGAACTCTATTCTTCCATTCCTTTACTGTTTCAGGTTTTCGCCCATACTTGAGCTCTAAAAGAGCCTCTGCGGCCATTCCTTCATCTACGTGTGACTTACAGCAGCCATACATAGATGATTTGTGCCAACATCCAGGATATTGACATCTAGGCCTCGTCTTCATCGCTGTCGCTGTAGAGAGTGTACTTTCTTCTTTTCCTCGGCGGTTCGTCTTCGTCGTATTTGATTTCGCCATCTTCAGTTTCGGAGTCAGAGTCCGTTTCGGATTCGGAGTCGGAGTCCGTTTCGGAGTCGGAGTCCGTTTCACTCTCAGAATCGGTGTGATGTTCCGACTCACTTGGGTAGTAAACATTGGGTAAATGTTCTGCGAGTGCGGACCAATCGACCCAATCGTGGAATTTATTGTTTTCCAGGAAATCCGCCAATTGCTTCTTCTCTTTGATCTTCCACGTATTTTTTGCGATATCCCCCCAATACTCGATGGATTCCTTGTCAATTTCCAAAGGATACAAATACACCTCTTCTTGGTCATCGACCATTCTGATATGTTCGCAATATAGGTCATACATGTACTCTAAGACACCGGAAATTGAAGCACTCCCATCGCCCAATAAGTTTTCGTGACCAAACGTCAAAAAGTGAAATTGGCAATCACGGAGTTGGGTGTCCAACTTTTCCCTGAAAACACCCATGTAACACAGGTAATTTCTTGAGTTCTGAGGGACGAGGTGTTCGGGGAAGTTATCCGCTCTCAGCGCCCAAACCTCGGTATCCACACCAGTCATTCTCGTCATCAACTCATCCAAATGGGAAAGACGACACAGACTCGTGCAATGCTTAACAAGTTCAAAGTTGAGGCTCATGATTGTTATCTGTATGATTTACGTTTGATTTGTTTAAGTGTGTTATTAAAAGTCAATTCTAGACGCAAGTCTACCAAAGGTCATTTTCTTAAAGATCTTTTCCCGTTCTTCAAAATCACGGCACCGTTCAACGATTTCATGGAGTCGAACTTGAGCTTCCATGAGCTTATCTTCATGAGCGAATTCGGTATGCTTCTTAGTTGGTCTCCAACCCTTGAATTTACAATAAAAATGCTCTTTCTCGGTATTCTTTTTCTCAATTTCCTTAAAACGTTCGATTTCGGAACAATAGACCATATATTCGTTCATTCGCTCGTTGAGTTTTTCCCTTTTTAACTCGTTCATTCGAACTTTAATGAGGTCAATCGCGGGATCGTACACCGAAGAGTCGTCGTCTCCGTAAATTTGGTTTACTCGGAGAGTTCGGAGGATGACCCCCAAATCCCTGAAGCTCATTTCGTAAATGGAGTGTTCGGTCTTTTTTTGGTGCGTCCGGACATCGTATCTCCCGGTTGATGACTTTTTTCCAAATTTCGATTTGGACATCTGTACAGAGAGACCTCGTGGCTTGGCAAAATGCGAGGCGGAAATCATGGGTCGTGCAACCATCTTGCATTTATACACGCGCCAAACCTTTATAAGACTTTGGAAGTTCAAGTATAATCTCTTCACCAGCCTCGTTTATGGCTGTGACTATCTCGTAGCCGTCTTTATGATAATTGGGTTTTGGATCATAATCGAGTGTCTTAGGTACAAAAATGTTAAATAATCGTTCATACAGACTCATTCTTCTTTCTTCTTACTGAGATGTTCTTCTTCAAGCTTCTTCTTCTCACTACGAACTGTTCGCAAAAACTGTTTCGGGTATCCCATTAAAGATCCCCACCTGAAATCGTCGATGGAATATTCAATGTATTCCGGGACGTGCGCAACAAAGACAAAGACACCCTTTACGAGTCTAAAAGTCCACGTCGTCGCCAAGGCGTAAAAGAAAGCGCGGGGGTATAACCACCACATATATGTATTTATGTCTTCTTTTTTTTATCTTCATTTAATACAGGATGAATTTAACCGACCTAGATGAGATTCCACACAAGATACAGTATATTACCATTGATTCTGTCGATGTAAAACCACATACTGGAGGAGAACCAGTAAGGGAGCGTCACGTACCCGTGACACTCGATCTGGATTTATATTCAAATATACATTTTGAGGGTATGTCACAAGTCATCGGGTTAAAAATCGTCGATGCATACTTCATGCAAATCGGTGGCGCCGGCGTTAGAGACGGTGGAGTTGCCAGACTTATAGATATCATATGCCCCCAAATTCCCACAGCTGGACAATTGTTAACGAGTAGAGGACAAGTATTGGCGCGATGCCCACTCGAGGGTAACGCAGTTCCATCTGGGGACGATTATAGATTTGATAAACAACCAAGGCTTATGACTCGTAAAACAAATTATTTTAATCCTATATCGATTAAAAAGTTAGATTTTTCATTCTACGAACTTGGTGCAGATGATGTCTACCAGGGACTCCAAAATTCGCGTGAATGGACTATTACATTAGAAATAACGACCATTGACACAAAGGAAAAACCGAGAAATAGAGAACTACAAATACTAGACGCTCTCGATCGTTTGATGGTCAAAATAGGTGACCTCAATCATAACGTGAAAAAATTACCCGACGCCGAACAATTGGAGAAAGCTAGAAAGGAAACTAAAAAATACCCATTTAGCTATCTTGTTTTAATGATAGTTCTTATATTAGCCGGTGTTTATTACATTACTTCAAAACAGGCTCCGCCGCCTCAGCCTTCTTTTTAGTCGTCTTTCGGACGACCTTCTTGACTGGAGCTGGAGCTGGCTCAGCCTTTTTGACTGGAGCTGGCTCAGCCTTTTTGACTGGAGCTGGCTCAGCCTTCTTGACTGGAGCTGGGGGTGACGCCTTCTTGACTGGAGCTGGAGCTCCACCGTCGATCTCATCACACAATCGCATCAACAAACCATACACATGTTTCTTGTTGACTCGAAGTGTCTTCATTTCATCTCGGATTTCTTGTCTGAGAGCTTCCATTGTATAATATACATAAAGGAAATATTATCTTTAAACATAATGCTCGTGATAGGACCAACTCTTCTGAGTGGAATAGGTCAACATGCTAAGAAGTATACCGAAATGTTCCCCGATTGGACATACATGGAAATCAATGAGAATGTACCCAAATGTGAAAGAGCATTCGTATTCGCTCTCCCCGTCCGACACTGGTTCGATAAAATAATCGAACTCAAATCAAAAATCAAGCATTTACATTGTATGACTGTGTGTGAAACTGAAACGGTACACGAAGATTACGGTAAATTATTTGATCTCTTTGATAGAATCGCTGTACCGAGTGAATTTTGTAAAAAGGTGTTTTCGAGGCAATTTCCTGATACAGAATTCTATGTCGTACGAGCACACATACCGCAACACGATGTGTATAGATTCTACCACATAGGAAATATAATGGATCAACGTAAGAACTTTAGAGATATACTCGAAGCGTTTGTTCGCCTGAACAAACCAAACGCGAAACTTATCGTAAAAGCTACATGTAATCAACCGGTCAAGATAAATTTACCAAACGTTGAGATCATAAATGGTCTCATATCGGATGATGAAATGGATAAAATACACAAGTCATCTGATTGTTATGTAAGTTTCTCGAGTTCAGAAGGTGTGGGAATGGGTGCTGTCGAGGCCGCGCTGAGGGGGAAACCAGTGATTATCACGGATTACGGTGGAGCACCCGAGTATGTGAAAACACCGTACACGATCGAATGTGGACTTCAAGAGTTGCAGAATGACGATTTCTTGTTTAAGAAGGGTATGCAATGGGGCAAACCCAACAAAGAGCAACTCTTGGAGTTCATGAATGACGCGTACGAGAAACGTGTGAGACACATGGATCATTCACACACGGAACAAATGGTGAGTAAAGAAAACGTCTCACAACAATTCTTCAATGATGTAATTGGTAAGGAGAACGATGAGACCGGTGAGGATAGCACCTGAGGCGATGGCACCTTTTTGAGCGATCAACATGGAAACGATATCATCGACAAATCCAACGTTAGTTGGCTTCTTTACGGTATCTGGGACAATCTTAGCGATAGCGACATAGAGAGCCATGGCTATTACAACTGGACGAAGCGTCTCTTGGTCTAACATTTATAGTACACTAATATTTTATCTTCGGTTGATGTTTCTTACAGAACCCACCACACGAAGCCTTAAATCCACACGGCTTTCCAGCCAGAGTCACTGCTTGGCAAATGTGTACTGCGTGTCTTTTTTCTACCACCCGTTCGGGCGCTTTGTCTATGACTTGAACGACTCGACTCTGTTTATCTTTTCTGAGTTGCGCGTACTTTTGTTTCATCTTCCAAGTCGCGTTTGCGAGTTTCGTACATCTATCGGTGGGGGAATTCACCCGGTACATGCGCATGGCGTCGGCGAGGCACTGTTCGTAGGACATCTTCAAAATGTTGTAATTACAAGGATGGATCTATTCGACTTAGGCATCAAAAATTGCATCTTCCAAGACAGTGTCTTCTCGGGCGTCGAACGGTCTAGACGGGTACCTAGACAAAACCCTTGCAAGCACAAACACAGACGAACCGCGACATGCTTTGAAGGTACCAGAGGTCGTGTTGCACGAGACGCAGGTAGAAATGATGCCACATTGTCTCGTTCTAGAACGTAGTCCAACTCGCCACGAGATATGCGAGCCGTGAATAAGGCCGCGCCCACGACCTTCACAGCGCTTATTGTGGCACCTCAAACACGATGGACCCCACATTTTTGGGCATCTCACGTAACATGAATGCGACGGTCGAGACGTGCCACAAAGATGTCTGAGTTTACGTTGAAACGGTCGTAACTTCATTTCGCGAACGGGCTTTACACACACAGTTAGTTGGCCGACTGCGACATCTGGTTTCATGTCTTTCTCAATCCTCTTCGCACGCCGTTCTTCCTTTGTTTGCGCGCGAATCGCCTCAAGGGCTAGGCGGGACGCCTCGCGGGGTAGACGGCGTCTTGACTTGTCATTCTTGATGCTAACTCGGTGTTTTGGCATTTTATCTTATAT